TTAGACTTGCCACGTTTAAGAGGCATCACGCATCATCTTTGCTGATGGAGGAAGCATATCATCCTCAGCTAATTCTTTAATTTTTGCCATATGAACATCTTCTACGTAAGAATGTTCTTCTTCAAGACCCATTTCACGTGCAAGACTCATGATCATATCAGCATAGTGTTGAGCCTTTTTTACCATGTCTTCATCTGCATTGTCCATTGCAATTGCTTGTTTCTCTAGTTTGAAAAGCATATCTTGTAACATCATAGATTCTACTACAAGATGAACCATATCAGTTTTAGACTCAATATCTGAGTAGAGAGCTTGGGCTGAAGGACAAATATCAAAATGGCGAGTGGTATAATCACCTTTTGAGACTTGACCTGACGAGGTATCATCACCCATCTCATTATCGTCGTCCATCTCTTCACGAGGCTCTTGCATTGGAGAGTCTGAATAAACTAAATAGTCACGAGCTCCATTAATGTAGGCTGATACTTTTGCGAGTTTATTAGTCCACCAGGTGGGTAAAGCTGTTTCAGAATCACGAGGTAGAGCATCTAAAATATCATTAGCATCTTCAATGATTGTTTTACACATTCTACGTGAAGAAGATACATCTGTATGTCCGTCTTTTTTCATTTGCGTTTCCTTTTAAATCCGATTGGTTTAGAGTACTTTATAGGATATCCTAAACTACGTTCTTGTTCTATAAATTTTTCAAGTGTAGGATAACTTAATTTTCCACGAGTGGCAAGTTTTCTAATCTTCTCATTCTTACGAATACCCTGATTAGGGAATCTTAAAAATTTAAATTTTCCAACTTTGCTTATAACATTAGGTTTTTTCATCAGTTCTCCTGAGTGTTAAAATTAACATTTTCTATGTTACCTGTCTTAAGATTTTCTTCTCTTTTCTCAATTGATGATACAATTTTACCACACTGAGATTTACATAACTTAAATGAGCGTTCATAGCCTTGCAGATATTGTTGCAACTTTGTCCAATAATTATACGATATTATTTTTTGAAGGGGAACTTCAAAACCATTAAACATACGTTCAAACTGAGGAGGGTAGTAGAATTTATCGTTCTGTTGATCATAATAATGTCCACCAGTCCAACAACATCTAAATACTAAACCGTCAGGAGCAATATACCATTTACCCCAATCATCCCAAACACAATGAATCTTCTTTTCTGCTTGTACATATTCTTTAGTCTTTTTAGAGTGAACGAACTGACCTGTTTTAGGAGCAAAAACATCGCGGGAAGTTTTAACAGTAGAAAAAGTAGTAAATCCTGACTTCTTAGCAAGTTCTCGTGCTTCGTTTACCTGATGCTTATTATGCTCAAAAACAATATATTTCCAATGAACCTGTGCCTGACTAGTTGCAATAACTGATTTTGCATTAGACAGCACTTTTTCAAACTCTGTGTTAATGCGGTATTTAGAATGAGTATCCCACAAACCGTCTAAGTCAAAATTAATTATATCTTGATCAGTTAAAATGTTGCCTACATCAGTCCAATAATCATGGTTATGGATTCCACCATTAGTATGAATTTTAAGCCGAGTTCCCTGAGATTTTACATATGAAATAATCTCTCTAAACTGTTTATTCATTATAGAGTCACCAAAATTACCGTTTAACATTAGCCACTCTACGCTTTGGAGAAGCTCTGGATTGAACAATTGTTGAAAACGTTCAAGTGTAATTGTATATTGAGGTTCATTTAGATCTACACGAAGAGGTTTCCAGCGATGACAGGCAGGACATTTAGCATTACAGCGAAATGTTAACTCTGTTGTAAGTTGTCTTATAGATCTCATTACGGGGCAAGAGAAGTAATTGAAACTGTTGTGCCAGAGGGTATAGTGGCATCTACAAACTGAACTGTATCATTTGAGTAGTTACCAATCCAATCGATAGTAGGATGTTGACGAATACCATCAAGAGTGACAACAAGAACATTTGAGTCATTAGCACAGTCTGTCCCGATAAAGAATACATTTGATGTGCCGAGAGCTGAGTTAACATTTGTAAAAGGAACTAAAAGAGTAGCTCCACCAGTTAAAGCTGTCACGTTATCTTGTACGATATTAACATTATCAGTGATGGTATTAATATTATCTGTAGTTGAGTTAAGGTTTGCAGTAATCTGTGTAACATTTGCCTGAAGATTAATTGATACAGACTCTACATTAGAAGATACAACATCTAAATTAGAGTTTAATCTAAAATATGTAACATAGTCATTAGCTCTTAGTTCTATACCACTAGAATAAACAGCATTAGCTTCTAATCCTCGAGAAGTAACATTAGTACTCTGAAAAGCGTTAGCTGAAAAACGAACTACTCCATCTTCTAGAAAATACATACCTGTATTAGATTCATTAGCATGACCAAAACCTACAAACTCTGCAGAATGAGTAGCATCAGAACCAAATGAGTTAGCATGAACATCTATATAAGCTATAGGGAAGTGGGCAGTATTATCAGCAGGAGCATCGGTAAAAATAAAATCAATATGATCACCATAAGTAGCAAAACCAAAAAATACGTTAGCGTTGGCACCGCGATTAATTAAAATACCTGAATCAACAGGAAGCCCCTGATCTGCAGGGGTATTAGCAGCTAAGAGTAGAGTAGCATCATCAATTTGGGCAGAACCAATTCCTAAATCAACCTGTGCACCTACAACGATAAGATTACCTTGAACTGTAAGAGTGTCTTGCATAGTAACAGGACCTGTAAAAGGTACTGATCCATCAATTACTCCATTTAAGTTTGATGAAACAATCTCAATATTAGAAGAAACTTGATTAATATTAGTAACATTTACTGCCACATTTGCTTCCGCTGCTACAACATTATCTTGTACATCATCAATGTACCCTGTTACTGTGGTAAAATTAGCATATACATTAGTCTGAACTGCATCTACATTATCAGTAACAGTATTTACACCAGTAGTAAGTGTGTTTACATTACTTTGTACTATATCTAAATTAGCATTTACTCGTATTTCTACTGCAACAGCATTAGCTGATTCCTCAAATAAATCAGTAGTAATCGTACCAGGTTGAATATGGCGTGCTTGTATAATACTGTTCTGAAGTAAATCAGACGTAATTACGTTTGAACTAATTACACTAGTAGTAACGCGAGTAAGGGACATTATTTCTCCACTTCGTCAGAGTCTTCTTCAAGTTCTGCGAAAAATTCAGCTAAAAAGTCTTTTTGTTCTAAAGGTTTTTCATTATCTAAATCATTAAAATCTGAAAGAGGGTCTTCGTCTCCTTCAAAGAATTCTTTAATAAAATCTTCTACCTGTTGATCTACAGATGGTGGAGCTAATAACTCGTCATACTTTTCTTCTAAACATACACTTTTAGCAAGAGTAGTTAAAAATTCTACTGCTTCTTCAGAGAGTTCTCCAGTAGTAAAACCATCTTCTGAAATTTGGTTTACGGTTGCTGTTTTTTTAATTTCAAGATAAGCGTTATCTGTATCACCTGCAACAAAGTCTAACAATCTAGGCTCATGTTCTGCAATTAGATCTAAAGGAAAATGACGTGCAAGTAAAGGAGCTCTTTTTCCTTTATCATAATCTTTTATAGCAAAGTATGCAAAAGGATCTTCTCCACGTTCTGCAATATTTACTTTAACATAGTAATTCATTTAAAAATCTCCATTAAGTTTTAATAATATAGTTAACAACAGAAGAAGGAACTGTTATAGAATGAGTGTGTGCTGCTTGAGTTACTGAATTTACTACCACAGTAGAAGTTGAATCTTTTGCTGTTGCAGCAACAGATGTTGTACCTACCGTTAGATCTCCATCACCGTCTGAAGCTGTTGTTAAAACAGAACTAGCACTCACAGAACCTGTTTCAGCTCCTAAAGTGCTATTATTAGTCCCCTTGCCTAGAGGAAATCTGTCTCTTAAATCAGGTAGTCCGAACGTAGTAGAACCGTCACCAACACCATAACTAGTACCTGCAATCGCAAATAAAGAAGCATATGTAGTTCTATTAATATTAGATCCATCACACAATAACCAACCTGTTGGAGCAGAAGACCCACTCCACATGATAACAGACCCTGCAGGTAGTAGAGGTGCTGGTGATGAATCGGGGTCATTTTCTATTGAATTCTGGCTTAGAGTAGCTGCAGCTAGGTTGGCATAGTTGCCTGGCGTTTTCATCACATGCATGCCATTAAGTGATGAAGTAGCAGCTGCGTCAGTTCTGTGAACTATAGCTACATTTCCGTTATTTAAGGTACCTAATCCTATCGATGTATTAGCCCCTACTAGAGCTGAAACTCGCATTGTAGTATTGGCTTCCCAATCACTAACACCGTCAAAAGAGTCTAATCTAAAGCCTACTTTAGCAAAGTTTACACGACCTAAATCAACAGAACCAACACCCAGCATCGTATTCTGAATCGAACCATTAGTCGGGGGTATGCCTACATCAACTACATCAGACATCGTGCCATTATTTGCAGATATTAGATACAAACGCGCGTTAGCAGAAAGGGCGCCAGATGCTGATGGAGTTGCAACAAGTTCGCCTATCTCATAAGAAGCAATATTGCCAGTTAAAGCTGCAATACCGTTTTCAACACGATTACCTACTCCTACACGAGTAAAATTACCACCAACAGGCGAAGACTTAACATGCACTGAATCAGAAATATATAGAGCATTAGTAGCAGAGCTTCGATAAAGCATTCCGTCTTGTTCGCCTATACCAACACCAGAAGCTGTTATGTTCTCTGTATCAGGAAGAGCAGGAGATCTAAAATTAGTTAATAATGATCGAAGTGAATTATTAAACTGAGAACGTGAAATATTAAGAGACGTTCCTGCAGTAACTTCAATGTATGTATTAGAGTCTTGTAATGCCATTTATACCCCTGTAGCCGTAATTTGGACTTCTACACCTTGATCTGTAGGAACCACTGTGCCAGCTTCTACATCAAATAACTTAAAATTAACTTCAGTATTGGACCCAAACGTAACAACTGCAGTTTGTGAAGTTGCTGTGTCTATCGGCTGAATACCGATTACAGGTCTGGACAAGTATTT